TCGAGAGCATCAATTGGTTGAATATGACGACCAGCACGCCTTTGAAGAATAAGCGCAATCTGATTAATACCCCACACAAGATCCTTTGGACCGCTGGCGACGCCGCCAAAGCCCTTGATAGGTTCACCCGCAGAACGGATTACACTTGTGGAATATGTGAAGGTACCCTTTTCTGGGCGATCAGACAGGAATGCGGCCTTGAGTGTTTTACCCAAGAGCTTGACCCAGCCTTCACGCGAATCAGGCACAACAAAGTCAGCGCCGTTGTCGTCTACACGCTGTGGCGGCTTAAACCAAGAACGTACAGGCGGCAACTTCTGAATGTGCTTACGTTGAATGTTGAAGCCCACACCGGAGCCCAAGGCCAGCATATCCATACACCAGCAGAATGGAGTGACCGGGTGATCCACAACCGTGAATGCACAATTCTGTAGAGAGGCCAAGCCAATCCTGTCGACCGTTCCAGTGCCAAGCTGCCACAGGAAACGACCGGCGACGGACATCTTCAACTGCGTCATGTAGTTACGCAGACGATATTCTTCTTCTTCTTTGAATCCCACATGCAATTGATCACGACATGCATTGACAACACGTTCAATGGTATCGGGCCATTCTTCTGTGCGATGTTCATCAATCTTACGCGAATAGGTTCTCTTGTAGGTCAGATAGCCAACAGTAGACCAGGGCGTAGGTTGATTACTTTTCATCATTCTTCCTCTGTGTGAAATTCAGCTTCTTCGGCTTCATCAATTGGGTTCAATCTACCTGTCTCAAAGTTATAACGTGCCCCAGATACAGGACCAGTTAGACCAGTGAAACGACATTTCAACACTGACATTTTAATCGTGTTGCGCACCATCTCATCTTCGTCGGTCATATTACGAGCGAAGGCGATAATGTCCATGGAGATTTGCTTGATAGAGCCAGAACCCTTAATGTCGTCCAATGAGGGCAATCGTCCTTGTTCGAACGATGTATTGCCCTTCTCGTTTGTGGTCTTACGTAGATGCGAGACAAGACCAATCCAAACAGGATACCTTTTCACAAGGCGAAGCAAGTCATTCATTATCTTATCTTGTGCCTCGTTACCGTGGAGGCCTTCAACCCCCTCGGACACAAGAATAGTGATGTGGTCAATGTAAATATGCCTGCAACCAGCAAGGCACATATATTCTAGCTTATCAATGACGCTTTCATCAGACATTGAACCTTGATGGTCCAACACCATAACGCGATCATCACCGAATACTCTATCGAATCCAGGCTTTAAATCATCTAGCGTAAGAAGTTCGTTGGCAGGATTCCGCTGGAGGGCCATACCAGCGAACTTACGTGCAGATTCAGCCGGGCCCTCCTCAAACGCGAGCCAGCCGATCTTATCTTCGGTGGTTTCAAGTGTATTGAGCGCATCTTCTCGAAGAAGCGTTGATTTTCCGCTTCCAGTTCCTGATATGAAGAGCGAGATTTCGCCATATCTTTTACCTTTCGTCTTTTGTTGTGGTCCTTGTAGACAAGCAGGAAATGGTATAGACTCAATGCTATTATATTCTACGAGCGCATTCCACAATGCGTCTCGTGTCATAATACCACCCGGCACATACGGCTGGGCGTTAAATATTGTTGACATCAAGGCTTCCCAACCTTGCTTCAACAACAGTGCATTAGGATCTTTCTCCGTGAAGACACAGACCTTGGCCTTATCCATGCCGACGATCTTGATCGCTTTTTCTTGTGCCTTCTGACCAGACTCGTCCTGGTCGAACATAATAACTACTTCTTCGAACGAACGAATCCATTCTCTATGTTCAAGCAGACGATCGGTGTATTGGTCTGAACCGGCAGTTATAACCGGATAAATCTTTCCATAACGATTTAGTGAAGCTTCCGCAACACTCGCCATGTCTAACTCGCCGGTGGTGATCACCAATCTTCTACCGCCTGGCGCAAACTTATCAATACCGTAGATGCCGGAGGTATCACCTGTTGCGGCAAACTTTTTATCTTTGGTGTATCTAATCTTGTAGCCACCGGCTGAATTAGGATAGAAATGACGGTCAACCTTACCATCACCATTTGAGCCAACCTTGAATCCAAAGAACTCACAAACTGCCTTAGATATCTTTCGGTTCTTCAGTTCAATAGATCTATAATTATGTATTTCTTCAGGATCAGGCAACTTCGGCTTTTTAACCGTCATAGTTGCTATTGAACTTTCGTCCAAATCAACACCGCCTTCTTCTACTTGTTGTCTGGTGAACGCTTTATTACAACTCCAGCAGAATGCATCTCCGCCTTCGTGTATATTCATTGCGTCACTGGATGAGCAAGAGATACAAGGCTGATGGCCCTTAATAATTCTGGTGGGTTTGTTAGTCTTCATTACTCCAGTCCTGGACCATCTCTAGTCGCTCCTTGTGTCTGAAAGTAATACCTTCACGCACATTCCAGGCTATCTTTTCGATCCGGGTGTTGTACCATATTGGCGTTGTTGGTGCCTCCACCATGCATAGAGACCAAGTCTCAGCGAAGGAAAGGCCAGACTTTGTCTCGTATTCTTCTAATACTACAAACTGAAATTCTTCAGGTGGACGCTTTGACATTATTTGCGCCATAGTAGTAGAAGAAGAGCGATACGACTTCCAATTTGTCTCTTCACCATTTCTGGTGACCCCGCCCTTACGATACATCTTTTTACCAAGATAATAACGCTTGAGCACTGTGTCACGAATGACATAGACAAAACCAACTTTATTAATTCCCATTTCCTCAGGAAACAGCCAATGGCCATTTTTCTTCAGACTAGGTATTTTACGCGATTTAGGTACAACACCAAGATTAATCATTCACAAAAAGTCCTTGATCCCCGGCCAATCGCTTGCGTTGAAGTAATCGTCGGGTGTGCGCAGAATATGAATCAACTTCGCGTTGATCATGAAGTTCGCCACCCAGTCATTGTGGCCATAAGCTTCGCAATATTTAGACAACACAACCTCCTGCATATCTTCCTCATCAACGCAAGAGGCAATCAATTTCACGGCGGTCTTAGGTCCAATGCCGGGAACACCAGGGATATTGTCGGTCGGATCACCACTAAGAATCTGGGCATAGTAGTGTCGCATGGCTTCCTCTTTGGACACCGACACAATTTTCTCTTTGCCGAGATGCATTAGATAGTGAGTACCTTCAATACAGAGCAAATCCTTATCGATTGATGCGATCACAAAATCTTGTTCTGCTGCTCTTGCTTGTTCGGCCCAAATACGAATAAGGTCATCGGCCTCATAACCGACGGCGGATATTGCATAGCCGCGTTCAATTGCACGAGAGCGCAAAATTGGGACTGTTTTATTTGGCGTTGCATTGTTTCTGGACCTGTGTATTTTATAATCATGAAATAGGTCTTGACGAAAATTTCTGACGCCGCTGAGACCTATCAGCATATCGTCGACGAATAGTGTTTCCACCAAGAAGTTTAATTTTCTGGTGAAGTTTGTCCAAGCTTGTTCAACATATTCTTCTTCTTGTGCTGGAGTAAATTCAACGGGGATTTTATTGCCGTCATCATCAAGCAATGTAATCTCATTACCCTCCTCGTCATACCGCTTTCGAGGCGGGCACGCGTGAAAGGCGATGACATCTCCGTCGACCAGAGCGATCATTCCCAAGCTATATAATCTTCCCATTCACTGCCGTACAATACTGCACAGCTACCTCTGTCCGGATTAAATTCTCCAACCTTTTCGTGATCTCTGTTACGAGCGACGGTCAGACGTCTGCGTTCGTGCAGTGAGCAATGTCCGTGAACCCGTTCGGTTAATTTAAGCCAGTCTTTTTTGTGCATTTTGTAAAGCCTCTACAGCTAAAAGCAAATCTAAGCCATGCCCTGTGGAACTAATATTATTGCCGCCGTCGCCCGACATTAAATCACCGCGAGCAGTATTGAATAATAGTCTCAAATCGCTCTGCAAATCATCTGGTACTTCGCTTTTAGGTCCTAGTAAATGTAGCTTATTATATAATTCTTTAATTTCATCCATTAGTGAATCTCGCGCCAGTTTCTACCGGATTTGGCTTCTCCAGCCATAATCTCAATGTCAAATAGCATAGGCCCTTCGGCGAATGCTCGCGTGGATAATTCCTTAGCCAATTCTACATATTCATCAGGCACTGAAAAGTCAACCTCGTCGTGCATGAAAATATGCGGTTCATAAGGAATATTGTGCTCTTCTAAAAGAGTCATCAGCACATAAATAGCAGCCGCACAAGTAGCCTTTTCAAAAGCCTGCAGCAAATAAACAAGTTCCTTGTGCTTAGAATCTACATATATCCGATTGCCGGAAATAGCTGTAATAAAGCCCTTACGATAGCCATAGGCTTTCTTGGTGGCTTGCCATTCCTTATCCAATCGATTTAGTAGATTTGTAAGTCCTGGAACATTCTTAGTGAAGCCTGTTTTTAGAACCCCACCTTTTTGCTCATCTGGAGTTCCGAAACAATAGCCCCACATTTTGGGTCCACCAGCCCCAAAGAGAAATGAATAGTACACTCTCTTAGCTCTTGCTCGCTTAGCCTTGGCGATGGCTTTCTTGGCAACCTTGCGGTTACTTCTGAAATAATCAGCATCGGTAAAACCTTTCTTCTCCAGGAAGCGTTTCACATGACCCTTGGTCTTCACCAATTTATTCTTGATAAAGTATTCGGACCAACTAATTCCCATTCCGGTTATAACTTTATCTAGTTTACCGGCATTGTAAGCGTGAATATCCTTATTCAAAATAACGTCTGTATACACAGCGTCTTTAAGATACCATGCCAGACCACGGCCCTGATTACCTGAAGAGTCAGCACCAATTAATGTCCATCCGGGTTTGTGCGTAAACAACGCACGCATCTCAGGACCCCATTTGGATTCCATGGAAGGAATATTTACGATAATTTGATGACGTGCACGCATACTGGGGGTGCCAATACAAATACAATCACCGTGTACTCTATCGTCCTCGTCAAGACCTTCAAGCCAATTCTTTAAGATACTTAGTCGAGAAGATGCTACAGAGTATTCACGATATAGCTTACCGTCACCACCTAGAAATTCGAGCGAGTCTTCGGTGATTTTGGGTGAGGTCCGTACTGGTTTCCTCTCTCCTTCGACCTTTTTGGTGTTCCACTCGAATGGTACCCACCCTTGCCGGTATAGGAAGATTTTAACATCGTCGGTACTTCCAAGTCGGAGATCGGTGAGGTCAAGTCTACAATATGATCCGATAACAGGTCTAATTTCGCCATCAAATCCGGACCAAGGGTTGACTCCGAACCAGCTGGCAGTATGAGAATGATAGCAACCGGCTTGTGTCCATTTTGCACGTTTAACTTCCACCTCGCCTTTAACTTTGTCGACAGCAACTGCCTTCATACCGAGCTTGGGTTGTAGTTCCTTCTCGGCATTGGCGATCACAGTCTCTAGTTCTGACTTTAATTTAAGACCAGCGGTCTTGTCAAAGGGCCATCCGTTAATATGCCCCATCGCTGACCATTTGGCGGCGTAATGCTCACAAGCCATAGCGACAGGCAAATTTGGATTGTTACTTTTCTTGGAGTTGTACTCCTCCAATAGTACTTCATACATTTCAACGTTGAGCAGAGTATCTGTTATACAACGTGATTTCATTTCTTCGGAGAACTGTGACCAATCCTCGTGCTCTTGCTTTTTCTTTCCAAGTGCTTCAGCCCAGACTTCCATAGAGTGCTTCTTGGATGGAAATCTGTTGTAATCGAGAAAACGCGACATAATCAAGGAGTCATGAATTTCTTGATCTGGTCTTGGTTCCCAATTGGCCAAGCGTTTGTACAGCGGAAAATCGTGCTGCACAATATTGTGACCGATAAGACGATCGGCCTCTTCTAACTTAGACTTCCAGCCTTCATCACCCGGTGGATAAAACCACATCTCACCGGTATGAAAGTCTGTTACACAGGTACACCATATAACAGTAGCTGGTAATGCAAGTTCATCTGATTCAGAGTCAAATACATACCACTTCGGCAATTATCACTCCTTATTATCTTCTGTAAACTTCGCATCGTATGCGCTATATGGTAGATTAGTATTGGTTTCAATTCTCTTAGTGAGTTCGCTTGGCGCGGGATATTGCTCTTTAAGCCTATTTCTGAGTTCTATCTCTAGCTCTGGATTATATGGTTTATAATGTGGTTCAATACCAGAGCCTTCTTTACTTAAGGTGCTCACGGTACCTGACGGCTTAATTGTTGTGATGCTGTCGTCTTTATTCCAAAGCTTCTTGGCAATTTTCTGCCAACTAATCCCATAGGACCAGCTGTACATAATACGTTTACGTGTAGCTTGATCACCAAAGATACCGGCGAACAGCACATAAACACGACAAATAAACTCAAACATAAGCTATACTCCAAAAGGGAGAGCCTTAGCCCTCCCTTCAGCTAATTAATATCCGAGAACTTCAAATGCCGCAATAACATTCGATCCACCAGCCATAGCCTCTTCCCGCGTTTTAAACCAAATGGGCTTACCAGGCGATTCGGCTAGTACCTCACCAAGATCGTTCATCGCAAGAAAATGCGAATCATCGCGTGGATTAAGAATACGTTCAATATCATCAACACGAACTGGTTGATAATTGTTCTTCATCACCGCTGTGGCGAACTTGAAATACCACAAGGCTTTTTCCATTTCTTGCGTTTCGTCGTCCTTCATACCCATACGCGACAAATACTTGTCTGCGCACAAATCACGAACAGCATGGACAAACGCGCGCATGTTGTTACGCCAGAAAGGCTTATATTGCAAATGCTCAAGCCATTGAATAACGTCCGTCACAGTTCCGTCGGAACTTTTAATTTCCAACAATGACTTGTAATGAGCGGGATTAATTGCATCTTTCTTAGGCTCGTCATTCGCGAGTTCATAATTAGCCACTTTGCTATCTCCAATATAGCGTTGCTTATATTCTTGAAATTGTTTCCAGGAGTGCACTTTTCCAATGCAATCACCAAGTTCAATACCGTCTACAACTGAAATGTTGCCTTCATCGTATAGCCATGCAATAAAGTAAAGAGAAGAAAACCATGATTCCTGCATATGCTCTAGTGATATTTTTGACCATCTATCATTAGGCTGATGCTTGATAACTACGAACATTTTGAGATCCATTAAAAAGGGGATCACCGAAATGATCCCCTAGTTTGTTCAGTCGAACTTAGGCTTCTTAATGGAGGGCGTCTTCTTGGGCGGAGTGGGAGCCGCAGGCTCTTCTTCTTCCTCAAGCTCTTCCTCTTCGTCTGACGATTCACTCTCCTGTGATTCGTCGTCTTCCTCTTCCGACTCGTCCTCTTCGATGATCTCCATGTCTTCTTCTTCGAAGTCATCATCACGAGGCTTGGGCGTAAACTTCTTTAGCTTAGTCAGCTGGACTTCCATAAGCACATTGGCGGTGCCGCTGGACTTTTCACCCTTATAGTCGTATTGGAATACACGAACGTTGCCGATCGATCCATTGCCGATTGTGGCGGGATCAATCTTAGTGGTCAAATTACCAGCCTTAATGGTGACTGGATCGTTGGGTGTGCCGTCCTTCTTGAAGATCTTCTTCTTCAGCGTCGTCTTCCAATAGGGAGGACTACCGTCTTCAGGAACAACAGCCTTTAGGCGAACGCCTTGGGCTTCCCATTCTTTCTTCTGTGCAATCTCAGTCGTGCGAATCTGCACTTCCCAAGTGGGATTTTCACGATTATACTTCTTGTTCGGACGATCAGGTACGAGACGAATGTAGTGGAGCTCGCACTTCTTAAGCAATGCCATTATTATGCCTTTAAACAAATTGTGGGTTAAGTTAGCGGGTTGTATTAACAAATATTCAATTTAATCTATTCGCCGAATGTGCCATTCCATTCTTTTGCCGTAATGCCCGTCATGATGAACTCACGGCCATCAGCATCGATAGACGGAAATGCATCTTGTATCAGTGCTTCACCGGCGTAATAAGACATAAACTTGTGTATTGGTTCACTGAACTCCTGCTCATGTAATTTTCCAGAGAATGGTGAGCGTCGAATTACTTTTGTGCGACCGCCTGCTAGCTCCTCAAGGCGGTAGTCTGTACCCTTATGTGTACCGTTGGTCTTAATCATTTAAACCTCGATTGTTAATTCGTAAGACTCTTTCAAGATTTGATTACGATCGAAGATCTCTTTAGGCACGTAGGCCGCATTGCCGCCTGCGTTATTGGAGGCGTCAAATAGTTCAATGTAGTCGCCGACAACTTGGGCAGAATCGAAGCGTTCAACGGTCAAAACGTTCTGAGCATAAATTGATGGGAAGATTTCAGGAAACTTCAAGAGATCTTCGTCCGTCTCAATAATATAAACATCACCACCAATCTCTTCTTTGAGGGATATATCCTTGTCCTCAACGAAATCCAGAAGATGGTCATAAATTGCTCTGGGCATCTCTGCTCGTAAGCATTCAAATTTAATCATACAAACGCATACTCCGATTGCATTATACTTTCAATATCAAGATTGCCATATTCAATATTGGAAGCATCTCCCTTCATCTCGGTCATAAGTCCAACCAATGGATCCGTTTTGTACATATCCACAAATGTTTTACGAACAAGCACAAATAGATTGTCCATATCTGTTGGTGAACATCCGAAACTATCATGAACGGTGGCCATATCATAATCTGCTTCGTGAACAGTCAATGATAAATGTCCTGCATCTAGACTGTGAATTGCATTTGGTGATGCACCAGACTTTTGTCGGCCCTTTGAAGGGACAACCTCTTCGATAAAGGCGATATGCAGCTGAAGCGTGTTATCATAATAGCCCGAAGAGTTACGAGGACCAGATGGAGGACCAAATTGTACACGCAATTTGTGCATAACGCCTTGTGTGTAATTTTGTACAACAGGGAAATTAGTTATAGGTACAGTCCAAGAGAGGAATTCACCTGCTTCATCAGCAGCTGCTCCTGCCTTTTCAAACACCGACAACAAACGCATAGGTTTAACCATATGCTCTTTGCAGGTGTCCAGCACAAGACGACCCATAAATGAACCCCACTTATGCTCCATGTACAGCAGTAATTCAATGCCATGTTTCTTGGCGTCATCGATTTGCTGTTCACCAAGACCATAGGCTGTGCCACCATAGGGCAAAGTCATGACATTACGTTTTACCGTTTTGCGGCGTTCTTTGGCTACTTTTATCCTGGACCAGAAAACAGACGCAGCCTTATCCACAACATCTTCGTGTTCCTTTCTACACTCTTCAATACACTTGACAAGTTCTTTTCTACGATCGGAGGCTGGTTCCGCACTCATCATTTGTTTCTTAAGATCAATCAAAGTGTCGATATATCGATTAATTGCCTTTAATTCAGTTTTTGTATAGCCCTCCAACACTTTATCGATGACATTCCAAACGTGGTCAGAAACGTAAAGATAAAGGTCACCGGGAAGGGCAAGTGGGACGAGATTGACGTGTGGTGCTGTAGATTCATCACGAACAAGAGCAGCAAGGTGTTGACTTCCATTGTTACTACCGTCTATATAGACTACTATACTAGAACAATAGTCATAAGGATTTTCACATTCAAACGCGTGCATCAATTCAAAGCACATACTGAGAAATTGCCAAGGCTTATCTGCGTTCATCCATCCAGTATTGAGCTTGGGAGATTGTGCGTAGGACAGCAAGATTTCCAAGTTGTCCTCAGCCCAAGCAACTCTCTCAGCCAAAGGAATCTTGTCGGTTTTGAGGCCATCATCCCTACCAGAATCTCCTCCCCAATTTGATGCAATAGATATAAGTAACCATCGAAAACCAGCGCTGCCCAAGCGTTTTGATTTATCAAAGAGCAAAAGACCCTTGGCTGGATCGGTTGATTGTTCATGAAGGTAAGCCGTAGTCGGGTATCGTCTTCCTCTAAAATCATAGTAGTACAAGTGGTAAAATACGTCTTGGGAAAAACGTTCAGCCATTGAGATAACCGCCCGGGCTTCACGAAGTTTAGTCGCTTTTGCCTCAGGGCTTCGCTGTGACCAAATATCATTGTAAGCTTCTGTTTTATTTTTGAGCGCCCACTTCTGAACGGCCAGGATTTCATTATTAACTCTCCATCCTATAGATTGTGCCTTATTCAACACCGAGAATAATATTGGGTGTGTTTCCGGTTGCACAATAGAGTTAACATACTGATTACCAGTCTTAATCATTAATGCGCCTGTACTATGACGCACAGAGGTCCAAGGTGCATACGGTGTTAAGGCGGGTAATTTTTCAACACCAGTTTTAGGAAGTTCTTCCCATAGACCTGTTATAGCTTCATCGTTTAGTACTTTAACGATATAAGCGGCGTGACCACCTTTACCTTGACCCAGCATTACTTCCAAATATTCTAGCTGATCAAAGGTGTAAAGAAAGAATGTGCCGGTCTTAGCCGCCACCGATGAGTCGCGCTTCATCTTATTTTTACTTATTATTTGATGTCCGATGGCGCTAATAATTTCTGCCATGTAGACAGTCTTATTAGAGCCTTTCTTCATTCTGGTGTAAAGATATACCACTGAAATCGCAATATCAACTGCTTGCGCAATATCAACGCGATCCAATAATTTCTTCACGGGATTACGAACATCCAATTCACTGTTAACTCGCGCTTTAATAATATTTACGAGTTGTTCACGCATCCCAATGTCCTGTTATGATAAAACTCAGTATATAAGGGAGGAACATGAAAAGTGCTATACCCGCAATGATGTTGCAAGCCACCACACAAATTAGATAAAGAGAAAGATAAATTTGTGCAAGTAACTTGCCAATCATTTTAGATACTCTTTGTTAGCTTTTCAATTCGATCGATATGATCTGGTCGACGTTCGTCGATAAGCCTGAGTGTCTCAATGGTTGTCAGTTTTGATTTAAATATCAAGAATCGAGCCTGTAAGGCGAAAGCCAATAAATCGCCGGTTTTGACGAATATATCAAGTGGAATGTAATTATCAAAGAGAAAGTTCGTGGAACCTTTCGATGAATTTTTTTGTGGCTTCTTTTTCGTCCCAGAATTCGAGAATAAGCGCATCAGACGGATCATAAATTTGCTCCGGTGTGTCGAACAGCAAATGGTGCTCTACTTGAAAAAGAAAGTTGTCGATCACCTTGAACGTGAATTTTTCTACCGGTTCGTAGTTGAAACGAGCTTGTAGATCGCGATCAATGAGATCTTCAACCTCCTTAATGCCTTGCAGACGTTGCTTAATAGGCGTCGGAATATCACCAGTGAGCCACTCAGCAGCATCATGCATGAGAGCACCTTTACGATTATAAGCATATAAGAATGAAGCATGGTAGCAGTGTTCCGCCACAGAGTATTTAAGATCGGGAATGTGATCATTGAATCGTTGTTTGCGTCCAAGCACAGTGGCCACATCTTCAATTGTGTAGTCGGCGTCGGACATATTGTCCAAAGAGAGAAAATTGCCGTTGATCAAATGAAAGCCGGGATTGTCGGGTGTTAAAAGCATAAGAAAAAATAATCCAGTTAGAAAGAAGCCCCTCCCAAACCCCTGAATACAGCCCGAGGGCCATATCCAAGAGTTGGGAGGGGCGGGTTGAGTTAGATAGAACGACGACCGATAGTTTCGCCCTTGTAGACGACGGTGGGCATGCTGGTATCGCCGAACATTTCGTTCATCTGTTGGCGATAACGATTGATTTCTTCGGTTGTTGCCGGTGGCTTGCCGAAGTTACGCTCGGACGAAATATCAAGAGGACGACGCATATAATTCTCTTTCAAGTTTTTCGGCAATAGCAAGAGATCTAGCACTGTCTTGCATACCTTGCTTATGTGAATATGAATTGGAAGGCCACGCAATTGCAGCTTGTTCTTGAAGAATAGCCCTCTCCAGCCATTTCTCTATTAACTTTCGATTCATTTTTCTGGCTTCAGCGTACCGTCGCTCATGACGGTGTACGGGTTGTTGTTGTAGGTGGTCCGACCAACAGGAACGGGATCACCTTCGGTCGAAAGAGTGGAAGCCAATTCGGCGCGCTCTTCCTTTGACAGCTGACACGTCTTCGTGTTGTCGGGGATGTTATAGCTGCAACCGTCCATTCTTTCGGGGGCTGCAGCATCATCTGTCTTGGCGGAGCAGGCCGCGAGAGCCAGCATTGCGATAGGCACAATAAACTTACGCATTTTAATTCTCCTTAAGCGCCGGGCTTAAACCACTCGCGATTGAAGCCGACCAACGAACGACAGCGATGACGAGTTACGGACTTGTCCGAGTGTCGCACATCATAAAGAACTGTGTCACCGCCTGGATAAGCCTTGACATAGGCGGTTTCGATCTTACCTTCAGCGTCAAGACGCAAACGTTGTTCGGCCATCACAAGAACTCCTTCAGATTTTCAGCGGGAACGGCGTACCAGAGCTTCATCCTGCCATCAGGATGACTGAACGCGTCGATTTCAGAATCGGTATCACAGATACCTGCGGCGGTGAACATGCCGTTGTCGAGCAAGCAGACCGGTATCTTGCCGATCGCCAGATAGTTCTTGGCTTCACGCTCAAGTATTACGACACCATTACGAGCAAGCCAATCTTCCTTTTGCTCGCCGCGCAAATTGATGTACTTACCCATGCTCGTGCACTCTTGCAGTTGGGACGCGCTTAATGTCTGCCAGAGAAGCCTCGAGATTGCGCTTCTCCTCCTTCTTGCGTTCGACATAACCTGCGTAAGCAATATCGATACCTTCGTCGGTAATGATATTTCCACCGGCTGCTTTTGTTGCAGCGTCCCAAGCTGCAAACTTGACGTCAGACTTATTGGACGCCAGTAGGGTGTATTCGTGCTTGCTCATAATGCTGAAACGCTGAAGGGCTTCTACACGCTTTTCTTTCTTGGTCTTCATAGTCTTAACTCCAACCTAGGAAGGGATGTCTTCCTTATAAGATACTCTATTTTCCGCGTTTATCTCAGATGATTTTCTCGACAGATTTAACGAACTTAGTGTCGTCACAATCTGGATCAATTTTGTGCATTCTATTCACTCCCTATTATTGCGTAATCGTCACCTAATTCTTTTAGAGCCCTTTCATATATTTCACCGATGTCCTTACCTGTGAGCGTCAAGACCATACGACCGGGCTTACTGATTCGTACGGCGATGATCTTAAGCTTCACACCAAAAGACCCAATGGTTGAGGATGAGAACAAAAGAACTTCATATGGCTAATCGCCTGACGTTCTTTCTCAAACACCTTCGGATATACCATCTTCG